GAGAAAAATTATTTGAGTGGACAGTATTAATTCATAATCAAGTAAATAAGTTATTAAATAGATCAGAATGGAGTGTAAAGAAAGCTTATAGTTTTTATACAAGTCCTTTTTTTAATTTAAGAAATTCAACAAAATGTTTTAATAATACATATATATTAATAATAATAATATTATTGTGTATAATAGGATATATGATATATAAAAATAAATAACTAATTAGAATATTTGAGACCACCCATACCAGCATGAATAGCGAGAATATTATAATTAACGGCAAATACAATAAGTTCAGTAGGATCAGGAGTAATATTTTTAAATTCTAAAATAGGGTTTTTCATTCTAGAAAAATTACATGTACCAGAAGGTTGAAAAGCTTCAGGTTTTATTGAGAATGAATAATTATATATATGTTTACTAGAAACTTTACTATGATAATTATTAGGTTGTATACATCTAAAATATGAAGCTTTTTGTTCTTGAAATCTATCCATACCATTAAAAATTAATTTACAGGTAGAGAAAGGTTCATTACTAGGATAACTACCTACAAATTCAACTCTAGAAGAATCATAGTTTTCAGTAGAATAATTAAAATAATCATTTCCATTAGATAAAGAATTAATACTATTATTTTTACTTTTAACAATATTATTAACAGCATTAATATTGTTTGTAGATTCATTCGAAACATTATTATTTCTGCATATCCAAATAAGTTCTTTAATAGGATGATTAAATTTAATAGGATTAATATTTAATAAAGAGGATTTTCTAAATTGTACTTGTTCAATAAGAAATTCATGTGAATTTTGTGCAAATTGTTTTCTTTCATTAACATCTAAAAATATATAATCAACAAATAATTTAACTTCTGGATTACTGGTTAATGTACCAATTTTACCATTTGTATTTACTAGATGTTTTAAATCTCTAAAAGTAAATTGTAATTTAACATCATGATATTGAAGAGCAATTAAAGGTAATGAGGAGCTAATATGCCTATTGAACCAAAATTGAAGAGGCATATAACATTGTAAAGGAACACATCCAGGATTAACACCATAAGTGTTATTTTTTAAATAATTATTTTTCGCTAAATGTTTATTTACAAATAAATGTTCTTTATTATTTACATCAGTTAATTCATTCCAAACATCAAACCATTCAGAAATATGTTTATCAATAAGTAGATCTCCAATAAATAAAGAGGCTTCTTTAACATAAGCATAAGCAGTAGCATTAGTCCAATTCATGTATCTAGGATTAATATCATTATTAATATCACCAGCATTAGATGTGTGAGCAGGAAATTCAGGAAATTTAATATCAAGAAAACATTTATGAATAAGATCACCATTTTTTTTTATAGTAGAACTTACTTTGCATTGAGTATTAGTAATATCACCATCAAAAAATTGTTGAATAGATTCAATAGCGAAATTAGTATGTTTTTTGTAAACAGATTTGAAGAATGAAATTTGTGGATTACCAATAGTTTCAAGATCCTGGCCACCATAAGAAGATAATTGAAGAGTACCTCCACCCATATTTAATTAATTTAATATTAAATAATATAATTATAATATTATTTTAAATAATATAAGTAGTTTTTATTTAAAATTATTTTAAAAATATATTTTAAATATATATTATTATAAAAAATGGCTGAAGATGGCTGTATTAACAATGCTGTTTTTCAAGATCTAGATATATTAGGAACTTTTTCTTTACCTGAAATAAATATAAGTAATACTGCTACATTTGGTAATAGTATTCAAAATGATTTAATAATTAATAGTACAATTAAAATGCCTTTATCAAATGATGTAGAACACACAGAAGGATTTCAATTAGTAAGACAAACAGATAGATCATTAAAGTTTGAACCAAAAGCGAATGATGTATTTAAAACAATAAGGATAGATAATCAAGAATTAATAAATGCAAGTGGATTAGAAGATACATTAAAATTAGTTGCAGGTAAAAATATGACAATTGAGACTGATACTAGTACAAATCCAAATACTATAAGTTTTTCATCATCAAATGGTTCAAATGTTCAAAATATATATAAAACAATTAGAGTAAAAAATAATGATTTAATACCTAATACATCAACAGATATTTTAGAATTTATTGAAGGGAATGATATAATTTTAAATGTAAATGAAAATAATGAAGATACAAACATATATGAATCAATAATAAAATACAATGATAATCTAACAGATACTTCAGGTGGAACTTTAACATTATATAATATAGATGATAATTTAAACGAGGTATTTACAGTATTATCAAGTACAGAGACAGAATTAGAATATCAATGTAAAATAATATATACAGATGATATACAAAATGCTACTTCTGGTACAATAATATTACATACAGGAAGTACACAAGTTATTTTTACTTTAGTATCTTCTACTCCATCTGATAATGAATTTATAATTGGAACAGATGTAGATCAAACTGGTACAAATATTCAAAGATCAATTAATAATAATAATAATTTTTCATGTACAATAGATACTTCAACAAATACATTAACTATAACAAATAATACTAATTTTGTATATACAAATACAAATAGTCATACATTTACAACAGGGATTTCAAGTATAGAAAATTTTGTTACAAAAGAATGTTTCAGAACAAATAATTTAGAAGATACAGCAGAAAATATAAGAGTGATGATAAATAATCATCCAGAATTTACAGCAAATTTAAATACAAATAGTAGAGAAATAAAAGTATCACAAACAATTTCTCAAAATAATACAATTATAACAGATAATGCAGAAAATTTATTAGGTGTAATAAGTATTACAAATTTTACACAAGTTATAAGAGAATTATCATCTATTAGAATATCATTAAATCAAAATATTGAAAGTGATTTAATTATTGGTAATTATAATAATAATTTATTAACAGTTAATAGTGAGTCATTTTTTAATAATTCAGTAACTTTTAATAATGCAACATTTTATAATAATGAAGCAACATTTAATAATTTAATAAATTTAAATAATATACAGATTAATAATAATGAAATTATAACTAATAAAATAGATCAAGATTTAATAATAAATCCAAATGGAACAGGAAGAGTATATATTTCATCGGATTTAAGTATAAATTCAAATAATATAGATAATGTAAATAATTTAGCATGTAGTACAATTACATTTGGAAGTACAGAAATAGATGAGAATGAGATATCAATTTTAAATAATCATACTATAACATCAGCTGAATTAAATATATTAGATGGAGATACTACAGCAGATACAGGATTAACACTAGAAAATGATGATAAATTAATAATAACAGATATAACAGATGGAACAGATACAAATATAGTAAAACAAATAGAATTTACAAAAGTAAAAGATTATATTGAAAGTAATGCAACACAAATATCAGGATTAGTTACAGTAGGAACATTGAATGATTTATCAGTAACAGGTGATATTACAGTAAATACATCAAGTTTAAAAGTTGATACAACTAATAATAGATTAGGAATTGGAACTAGTACACCAAGTGAAAAATTACATTTATATCAAACAGCTTCAGAAGGTCCTAATATTAAGATAGATAATATAAAAAATATGGAAAGAATTGCTTTTACTTCGTTTAGTGGTGTTTTACCATCAGATGATCCAGAAACAAGTTCATATTTAAATTTTAGTTCATGGCCAGATGTTAGTTATCCTAGACAATTTCTTTACATTAATAGAGATGTTGATAAACAATATACTAGTACTGGTCCAGTTTTACAAAATGATTTAGCAATAGAATTTGGATATTCAAACTATTTTTATCGGTCTGGAGAAACAAACCCTTCTTCTGCTTATTATCCAGCAGGCTCAGCTATAAGATTTCATACAGCAACTAATAATTCTACTTTAACTGAAAAAATGTGTATAGACTATCAAGGAAATGTAGGAATTGGAACAACAAATCCAATTTCTAGAGTAGATATGCAATATGGAGGTGATGGAAATGTTCAAAATAATATAACAGATGTTTCAAGATATAATCTTAATCTTGGTATTAGTGATGAAGAAGCAGATGGTACAAATTCTGCAGGAATATGTATTACAGATTTTAGAAATCCTACACAAGTATTAAGTTCAATAATAGGTTATGATGATGGAGCATCAAATAGAACAGCATTAAATTTTAATGTGTATAATGGTTCATCATTAATAGAAGGAATGAGAATAGATTCAAGTGGTAATGTAGGTATAGGGACAACAAGTCCAAGTGCCAAATTACATATTAGAAGTAATACAACAGGTCAGAATAGTTTATTAATATTAGAAAACAATACTACAACTTGGGGTGGAAATGATGATGGAGCATCAATTGAATTTAGAACATATGATACTGGTAATGAAACAATAAGATCACAAGCAAAAATTTTAATAGCAGATCCAACTACTAATAGTAGTGAAGATGCTGATTTAGTATTTCAAACAAGAGGAACTGGATCAGTAACAGAGAAAATGAGAATATCAAATTTAGGCAATGTAGGAATAGGAACAAATAATCCTACTTCAAAATTACATGTGAATGGAGAAGTTAAAGTTGAAGGAAATGTAGGTATTGGAATAGATCCAGATTCTCCAGGAAGTTATAAATTAAATGTTAATGGAACTGCAAATATATCAGGAGATGTTGATATAGGTGGATCAACTAATATTACAGGATCATTAACATCTAATAGTACAACTGTAAATGATTTAACAATTAATGGTCTTAGTAATGATTCAGGAGTATTAGTTAATTATAATTCGAGTATAATTTCTAAAATATCAGTAGGAGAAAATGATGATCGGGTAGCATTAGTATATAAAGATGATGCATTTGATTGGGTAGGTTTTGGTACAATTGCATCAGGAGGTGTAAATGTAAATGATTTAGGAATTTTAAATACTCCTTTAGATGGTGATTTCTTAATTGGTTTAGATAGAAATAATACATTTATTAATAATAGTGTTTCTAAATTTTATCAAGAGATTGATATAATAGATTCTATTTTAAGAATATCTACTACAACACAAGGAAATGGTGATTTAATATTATCATCAGAACCGTATGATTCAAATGATAATAATCCATATTTAAAAGTAACAGATAATTTAGATTTTAATATATTAACAGACAGATTAAATTTAAGAGATAAAGTAAATAATGTAGTAACTAATAAACTAGTTGAAAGTTTTGTTAATTTATTAATTGAAGATCATGAATCTAGATTACAATTAATATCAACTGATAGTGGTGCTGCCGGAAGTTTAATCGCATTATCAAATGCACCATCATCAGGAAATCAAAAAAATTGGGTATTTCATCACTTTGGACCAACCCAAAGTAATAAATTAGGTATATATTATAAAGAAAATAATACTCCAGTTGATAGTAGTACAGATACTTTATATACTAATTCAAATATAGGTTTAACATTAGACACATCAGGAAAAATAGGTATAGGTATAAATAGTCCAGATAAAAATTTACATATTTATAATAGTACAGAAAGTATTATTAAATTACATAAAAATGTTTCTTCTAGCGGAAGTTGCAGTTTAGAATTTCATGATTCTACTAGTATAGTAGGTTATCTAGGAAATAATACAGGAAGAGATTTAACATTATCAAATTTAACTGCATCAAATTTAGTATTTCAAACAAATTCAAGTGATAGAATGACAATAAATTCATCAGGAAATGTAGGAATAGGGACAACAATTCCAAGTAGTAAATTACATGTAAATGGAAATGGTGAAGTATTAAGATTACAAGGTAGTAATAATTCTTATATATCATTTTATCCACAAGGAAACACAACTAGACATGCATATATTGGTGTAGAAAGTAATTTAAATGTTAATGATTTTACAATTTCAAATGAAGCATCAGGTGATATCATATTTCGTACTACTAATACAAATAATGAAAGAATGAGAATATTAAATTCAGGAAATGTCGGAATAGGGACACTAATTCCGAATGAAAAATTACATGTAAATGGAAATATAAAGTTAACTGGAGAATTATATTTTGATGGAGAAAGAGATTTTTCAATTTATACTGCAGGAAGTGGTTCGAATGCATACCTTACGATTAAAACAAATACTGATGCTAAAAATATATATTTTAGAAGTCAAGATGATTCAGCTAAATATACTTTTGGTTTAAATAATTCTAGTGGTACTTCTTCACTTGGTATTAATGATGGTAATTTGTATGTTTCAGGAAATGTAGGTATTGGATTATCTCCAACAACAAATAAATTAGATGTAAATGGTCAAGCTAAAATAAGAAGTCATATGGAGGTAGATGGTAATATTGATTTAAATTCATCTAGTAGTAATAATCGTCAATTTATTGGTTATGGTACAATACCAATTGGTGGAATTATTATGTGGAATGGATCAACCGCACCAGATGGTTGGGCATTATGTGATGGTTATAATGGTACACCAAATTTAAGTGGTAGATTTGTAATGGGTAAAGGTACAATTAGTCAGTCTTCGACTTCAGGAGGAACTGTTTCTTATAATGTGCAGCAAACTGGTGGCGTACAAAAACATAAATTAAATCTTGGAGAAATGCCAAGTCATAATCACGGTATTAAAATTAATAGCTCGTCGTCAAATGAGGGTGGGAATGGAAGAAACAGTATTATGACGGATGACCAGAATTCCTATTGGGGGAATATGAATTTGATTCAAACGAACGCAGCAGGTTCAAGTGAAACTCATGAAAACAGACCTCCGTATTATGTATTAGCTTATATTATGAGAATACGATAAAAATTTAAAGATAATATAAATAGTATTAATTATAACGAATATTAATAAAAATATAATTATAATTATAATGAATATTGAAAAAAAAATAATTATAGAAAATTATAATAATAATCAGGAATTAATTAAATATGTATCTAAAATATTAAAAATACATATAGAAAGATTAAAAATTATAGAAAAATATAATAATAATAAAATAGACTATATAGTGCCTAAGTTATACTGTGATGAAGTGTGTACACAAGACCATTATAAAAAATCTATTCTAAATAATCAATTTATATTAATTATAAGTAATAAAATAATATATATAAATAATAATAAAGAATTTCAAAATTATCAAAATACTAATATTTTAAAAAGATATATTATATTTGAAGATTGTTGCAAATCTTTTATTGTATGTGAAAAAACTTTTATGAAGATAGAAAAATATAAAAAAATGGATTCAATTATTTTAATTAGAAATAAAGACATATTAAATACACAAATATGTGATAAAGTAAAATTAATTATAGATGATTTTATAAATAAAAATAATGTTAAAAATAGTTTATGGGAAAAAGGAAATAATGTAAATTGTATTGATATTCCTATTGATAAATATAAATATGAAAATAATACTTTAAAAGAATTAGATAATGATATATTTACAATAATAAATAAATTAGTACAATTACTATATGAAAAATATTTTATAATATGTAATGGTGATTCTGGTTATAATTTAAGAAAAATTTTTGGATTAACTAGATTACATGTTGATAATATTTTAGACGATACAGATATTTTACAAAAAAGAAAAATTAGAAATATGAGTGTTATTATCTCTCTAAATGATGATTATGAAGAAGGTGAATTTTATTTTCCAAAACAAGATTATAGAATAAAATTAAAAAAAGGAGAAATTATATGTTTTCCACCTTATTATACTCATCCACATATGGTATATGCTCCTACTAATAATACATATAGATATACTATTAATACATGGTTATATCAATAATAATATTAATAATAATATTAATAAATATTTAAGAATTATAAATATTTAAGAATAATACTAATAATAGTAATTATAGTAATAATAGTAATAATAATGGAAAAATTTATATGTGTATTTGATAATGTTTTTGATGATAGTATATGTGACGAAATTATAGATAAATACAATTTAGATACAAATAAATATAAGGGTATAACTGGTTCTGGGGAAGTAGTTCAAGAAGTGAAACTTACAACAGACCTATATATAACAGATCTTGATAAATGGAATAATATTGATAAAATTTTAAAAGATAAAATAAATTTACAAATAAATAAATATGTTAACAATTTATACAATCTTCATAATGTACATCCTTATTTTTTAAGATATGATTTGAAAGATTCTGGATATTTGATACAAAAATATAATAAACTAGAAGGATATTATGATTGGCATGATGATTTTGTTTTAACAAAAATTTGTGGGGTTAGAGTTATTACCTTCATATTATATTTAAATGATGTAGAAGAAGGTGGTGAAACAGAATTTATTAATGGCATAAAAATAAAACCTAAAAAAGGTTCATTATTATTCTTTCCGGCTTGTTGGAGTTATACCCATAAAGGAAATGTACCAATTTCTGATGATAAATATATATGTACAGGTTGGCTATATTGTAATAGAACTTTATATTAAGTTTACATTATAAAAATATATTTAAACAAAATAGACTATATTTATATTAATTGAAAATTAATAAATAAAATTAATGAATAAGTTTATTTATTTGATTAATAATAATTTAGATGACAAATTTTGTGACAATTTAATAAAAAAATATGAAAATGATAAAAATAAATATATTGGGGTTGTTGGAAGAAATGGAACTATAAATAAAGAACTTAAAAACACAACAGATTTAGTGATATATAGAAATGTAAATTGGATAAATGAAGATACTATATTATATCAAGCATTAAATAAAGGGATTAATCAATATGTAAATAATATAGATAATAATTTAAAAAATATACATAATAATTTAAAAGATATTAATTTGAATATATTTAGTGATATATATAATTCTAATGATACAGGTTATAAAATACAAAAATATGATCGTGATAAAGGATATTATAATTATCATAATGATTTTGAATATTCAAATAAAGGAGTTAGAGTTATAACATTTATATGGTATTTAAATGATGTAGAGAAAGGTGGTGAAACAGAATTTATTGATGGAACAATAATAAAACCAAAAAAAGGACAATTATTATTATTTCCATCTGATTGGACATATATGCATAAAGGTAATATGCCTTTATCAAATGATAAATATATATGTACTGGTTGGATATATTTAAATTTAAATAAAGATTATTAAATATTATTTTTTTTAATTAATTATTTAAAAATTATTTAATAAATTATTATATAATTAATAGTAAAAATTTCAAAAAATAAAAATAATGACTATTGAAATTAAAGAAGATCATAATAAAGAAACTTCTGTAAAAAAACAAAGAAGAAAAAGAAAAACAAAAGAAGAAAAACTTAAAGAAGAAAAAATGAAAGAATTACAATCTTCTGAACCAATTGTAAAGAAAAAACGTGGCAGAAAGAAAAAAATTAAAACTCCCGAAGAAATTGAAAGAGAAAAAAATAAACCTAAACAACGTAGAGGTAGAAAACCTAAATCTCTTATTAATACTATTAATAGTGCTAACTCCAAATTATTACTTGAAACTTCCAATAATAATAGTAATGAAACTATAATATTAAATCTTAAAATTAATAATAGTAATGATCTTAATAATAAAAATAATAATAATGAAGATAATAGTAATAATAATATAATTAAAAATGAATTACAAGAGATCCCTTTAGGATATAATATAAATGATAATAGTTTTACATCATTACCATGCAATTTAAAAAAAAATTATGATAATGATTCAATAAATGATCTAGTAGTAAATAAAGATAATTGGGCAACAAATAATGATAATACCTGTTTATGGTGTTGTCATTCATTTAAAAATAAACCATATGGAATACCATTTAAATATAATAATAATAAATTTTATGTAAATGGTTGTTTTTGTACATTAGAATGTGCAGCAGCATATAATTTCTCAGAAGAAAAATACATTCAAGATATTTGGGAATGTTATAATTTAATTAATTTATTATCTAATAAAATTAATTATAAAAGTATTGTTAAATTAGCTCCTAATAGAACTGCTCTTAAAATGTTTGGAGGTAATATGGAAATTGATGAATTCAGAAGTTATACTGATAATAACAAAATTATTAATAATCTTAATTACCCTATGATATCTGTCTCACAACAAATAGAAGAAATTAATTATGATAATAATTATAATAAGAATGATTTTATTCCTATTGATGAGAATAGAATAAAAAAATTAGAACAAAAAATAAAATTAATGAGAACAGCGCCATTATTAAATAATAAGAATACATTAGAACATACAATGAATATTAAGATTAATTAGAAAATCTTAATCCTGCCATACCATTCATAATACATAGTAGATTATAATTTATACCATATACTATTAAATCCATATTTCCAGTTGTTGTAATATTATCAAATTTAATTTGTGGATTATGAATTTGTGAAAAATTACATGTTCCTGATGGTTGATAATCTTCTGGTTTTAATGCAAATGAGTATGAATATATATGCTTTGTAGGTATTCTAGAATGATGATTTCCTGGTTGTACAATTCTAAAATATGAAGGTTTCCTTTTTGTAAATCTTTCTATACCATTAAATAGAATTGTTGCATGTTCATATGGTTCAAAACTTTTACCTCCTCCTATCACTTCTTCTCTTGATATATTTCTATCTGGACATGAAAAATTAAAATAATCATTATATTGCCATGTATCTTCATTATTTTTTGATAAATTATTAACAGCATTAATATTATTTTCAAAAATAGTAAGATCACTAGCTTCAGTTCCAGCTTTATTGTTTCTACAAACCCAAATTAATTCTTTTATAGGATGATTAAATGTTAAATTATGAATATTTTGTAATTTTATTGGACCTAATTGTTGTACCTGTTCAATTAGATACTGATGTTTTTCA